TACTTCAGGGTGCCGCCCTCTTGCTGGGCGCGAGGAGTGAAAAGCGTGCTTGCGAAAGAAACGCGGCAGAGTGGGGTCTTAAAATCAGGTGAACGTTCCATGTTCTCTATTCCTTAGATTGTTTCAAAAAAAGATTCAGTTTTGGCTTTTACAGCCGGACGCGTAGTTTTTTTGACTGACACCAAATTTTCTCCGGTGACAGGGTTATTCCACATGTTCTCAATTTCTCCTTTTCGTTTCGCGCCAATAATTTTTTCAACTTGTGCGGGTGACGATAATTTTTTTTGAAAAATTTGATCGTCAGATAATTTTATTTTTGTTTTTAGGTCAGAAATAATTTTATCTTCGTCCGCAGCCCATTTCCGGTTGCCAATTTTTTCTACCAACTGGTATCCGGGAATTGTTACGCCCTGTTTTGCGACGGCGTGTGCCGATGCGCGAACAGCCTTTACCCAATCCTCTAACATTTCGAGTCCGTCAAGGATGTGGGATAGTTCTTCCGGTGATAACGCCGGTACGGTGTTGGAAAGCATTGGTGCTGTCTCCAGTGTTACATCTTCAAACCATGTTCTTGCCATTTCAGGGGCTACAGACAGAGCCTTCTTGCGCCGCGCCGGACACATCCCTTCTGCCGGGCAGAAGGTGCAGTTGCCGGTGGTGAGCGACCTATCGGCCCACTCGTCGAAAAGCACCCGACTGCCATTGATCTTGTCGAAGGCTTCAAGCGCGATCTTTGACCGGCCCATTGCCTTGAGAAGNTCTGCCGTCCACTCGATCAGTTCCGCGAGGTGGAACATTTCGCTGCGGATGCGCCCTTCCTTGTGGTAAGCGCGAGGCTGGACAATCGTGACCTTGATGTAGTTGATCTTGTCGGCCAGTTCCTTCGGAGCGTTCAGGAGAGCCATCAGGGCGTAGGTACGCGTCTGCTTGTTCTCGTTGACGTTCACGATGCCCTTGCCGTGCTTCAGGTCGATAACCTCCAGAACGCCAGTGGTGGGGTTCAGGATGATGGCGTCGCACGTTCCGCCCGCCTCGAAAGGAGGGTCGAGAGCGTCAAGGGTGTAACGCTCTTCCAAGAACAGTGTGGCACCAACGCTTTGCTCCGACACGTAGTCAACATAGGTCTGTGCGGAGTTGACGATCTCCTCGGTGATCTCGATCTCGAAATCACCGACCTTGAGCGTCTCGCCCAGAAACTCGGAGCAGTCTTTGTTTCCTTTCAAAGCCCGCTCGGAGATTTCATGCGCGGCAGTTCCTTCTGCCGCGTAGATGCTTTCTTTCTGGTCGGGGGCGATGGACACCATCGCCATCCGGCCCGCGCACGTCCAGTTAGCTGCCGTAGCACTGGCTGACCAACGTGCGTGGAACCGGTCGGAATGGGTGCTCATGGAATCCTCCAGACGCGAACGCCCTTACCGATGGTGCGTTGCGTAAAATTGCGTTTCAGGGCTTCTTTAGCGCGGCTGATGTGAGGGCTCATTACCTTTGTCGTGATGTTGTTGACAAAGAAACTGTCACCCATCTTCATCTTTGGAAAAGGGTAAGTCCAATTCCGCTTGCGGGCACTAACTTTGGGGGTGAGAGGGATACCACTCTCGATCTCAACCAAAGGGATGTCGCTGTCGATATGTATGTCGTTCATTGTTGCACCTTCCGATTATACCAATTGTTTTCAATTGCGTCATTTATGGCGTTGTATGCTTTCCTGAGAGACTCAGGGTCTTTTGGCATCAACCTCAACGCCGTAACGGTCGGGCCAAAAGTCTTTTTCAAAATGTCGGGCCCATCAATCAGGGTGTTCGGCATTTTCTCATCCGCGTCGTACTTCTTCGCGTACAACATCAGCGCATCGCGCACGTCTTGTTCCGTGATCTCGCGCTCTGGGGCAACCTCGGGTTCGTCAAAAGTATCAAAAAAGTTGGTATCCAACTCTTTTTGCATTTGATCCCCAAGCATAGCTGCCTGAATCTGGAAGATCGCCTTTTGCAGTGCAACCTGATCGTCCGGAAAATCGGCAATGGCGCAACCCAAGATCGTCGGGATATTCTTTTGCGCTGCAACAATCCCGAACTTCTTGGTGTATTGGCCGACATAATCGCGAACGTCGTCATGCGTCAGCTTGTCGCGGGTTTGCTCGACTTCCACGTACTCGTCGATCTTGTCCTGCTCGTTGACCTCTAAGTCAACAACCTGTGGCGCAGGAGCGTGGGCTACAACAGCAACGTCCTTAGGCTTGCGGCCTCGCTTGGCCGGTGCTTCTGCCACAGGGGTTTCGTTTTCCTCGACAGGTGCGGGCATGGCCGCTACGATCTGGATCGGTGCTGTGTACGTCACCGTATCGAAACCGAGTGCCGCCAGCGCACGCTGGATTTGTGGCTTGAGGTCTTGGGTTTCGTCCAACTGAAAAGTGATAGAGATCATTTTATAACTCCGTTAATTGCTGTCCATAATCTCAAAAGTGAAGCTTGAAGGGCTTCGTCGATTGATCCTTCTATGCAACAGACGCGCACGAACGTGTTTTGCGTCTGATTGACATTCGTTATGCGCATAGCTGCTTGCGCTTGATCCTTGGGGGTGAATGACGTTTCCACGAACCAGAGTTCGTTGGCCGACGAAAAATCCACCGCTTCGCCCGCTGCCTGAATTTGGCCCAACATCACGCGATTTTCTGTGTTGTTTCTAAAAGCTAACTCAAACTGCTCACGATCAGCTGTAGGTGTAGAGCCATCAATCCGAAGCGGGTTGAACTTTTCAAGTTTTGCTTGAAGAATATCCCCCACTTCTTTGTGCCAGTACATCAAAACGATCTTGTTAAGGCCGTTCTCGAACTCCTCCTTGACGGCCTCGGCTACCGCTTGCGCCTTGATGTTTCCGGTCAGGCGGCGGAGCGGGCCAAGCGCCATCTCCAACCCCTTAGTGTCGTTGTTCTCCGCGGCTTGCAAGATAGCCGCTTTGCTGACATCGCCATCCACCTGCTTGCGCACCGCTGGCGATACAATCAGTGGAAACAGTTCGTACACCGAAGGGCGGATGCCGATATCTTTTTGTGTGCGGCGCAAAAAGAAGCCGTCCAGCCGCCGGTGAAGTTCGGCCTCGTTGCGACCGCCGATGACGACGGGGATCTTGTTGAAGTGGCTGATCTTCTTCATGCGGACGATGCAGTACCGATGACGGAAGTCCTCGAACTTGGTTACGTCGGGCCAACCATACGTATCATTAGCGAGGAGCCGGTCGGGGCATGACGAACGCATTGTCGTCCATATATCTGAAGGGTCGTGCGACAGCGGGGTTCCAGTGAGGAACCAAGCACGTGTCTCCGGCTTGACAAAAGAGGCTGCATTGAGCAAGCGCGAACCGCCAGCCAGAGCCTTGCCCAAAATGGCTTCGGTGCGCTTTGCTTCAGGATTCTTGCAGTTGTGGGACTCATCGAGGATCACCAAATCGTTTGTGCGCAGGTTGTTGAAGTTCGTTGCGCCATTGTAGGAAAAGATGCGGACATCGCAGTCAGCGGCGTTCTTATCGACACCGACGATGCCGACGGTGCGGGACAGCTTGCTCCATGTCGCAAAGCCTCTGCGCCAGACAGCGCGGCCCGATGCGGTGGTGACAACATCAATGTTCTTGGCAAGTACCATGTCGGCGGCGATGATCGCTGCGCCGGTCTTTCCTACACGCGGCTCGTCAGCAAGGAGAGCGCGGTGGCGGGCGGCTAAGAACTGCGCACCCGTAAGTTGTGTCGGCATCGGTGTCATGGCTACAAGCCCTCTGTTTCGTTTATGTAAGACGTATAAACTGCCGAAGGACAACCTGTCAACTACATTTGATGAAAATTCGAAATAAAAATTTCAATGCGCGGACGCTCCGAATAATACTTGGCCGCCGTGAGGGACACAATTTGCGTGTCATCCACATACACCACTTTATTTAGCGCGTCGGCCACACCCTTCACCACATTGTCGATGTCCGGTTTTTTGGTGGGGCGGATTAGGCCGTTCTTGGCGTCCGCTTTCCATTTGGCTGGTTTGCTGGCCGGGATCGAGAAGTAGGCGTGGATCGCCATCTCCAGCGGGCCGTCAAACAACGGGGCGCGGTTCATTACGCTTTGGGCCGCCCATGCCAGTCGTTCTTCAAAACGCGCTGTTTTCTCCGGCGTATAGGTGTGTCCAGTTGCGCGAGAGAAACGTGGGCGGCCCTTGCCGTGGGGAGGTCCGTCAAGAATTAACTCAAAATCCCAGCCGTGGGTCATTTAGGGTCTTTCATGTAACCGGCGATACTCGCTGGCTTACCTGAATCAAGTTCCAGCAGCGCGAGCAAAATGGCGAACCCTTCCGCCGGAATGTTTTCGCGCAAGAACCACTTGTAAAGCGTGGCCCTCTGGTAACTCATACCATAGGTCGAAAGGAAGCTATGCAGATGGTCTGCATTACTCCAATGGTCGGTGAGGAATTTTTTGAAATCAAACATGATTCCGATATAAGTGACATCCAGTCCTTTGACAAGATGTCTTTATCGGCGGCAGCCCCAACGCTTACGGGCGGCCTTACCGCGTGCACTACTCCACTTTTTCGATCGGGCGCAGAACGATTTGTGGCGCGGGCTGCTGCGGTCTTTGGTGGGGGCTTTCAGGTTGCTGCCGGTGGAGCGGTTGTACTTCTTGCGCCCCTTGGCCGTCAGGCCGCCACCACGACTTGCTGGTAATTTCTCGCCCCTGCCTACCGACAGGTTCGGCCCCTTTTTGCGCTCCGCCATTACCTTCTACCCTTGCGTTTTGCAGTACGTTTGGATTTCCGAAAAGCCTTGTCGGTTGGGGCGCCAGCCGATCCCGGCGAACGCATCTTTTCTCCCGATCCTTTTTCGATACGCTTGCGCTTGGCGTTGATGTTTGCGTAGAGCCCGGGTTTAGCCATGATTAACTCGCCATATCAAATGATTGTTTTTCAACCGTAGAAACACGGGCACCCCAACCCTTGCCGAAAGATCCCCACGTCGGCAGTCCTTGCAGGAATGTCAGTCTTTGTTCGCACACCGCCGTAGCAACATCGCGAGGGTTTGCCGTTTCAAAAGCAGCAAGAGTCCCGGGCCCGATTTGCCCGTCCGCAGCCACACCGAGTACCGACTGAAGGGTTTTTGCGGCACGGCTCACCCCAGAGTTAATAGCAAAATCAAACACGGCATAATCAACACCAAGAGGAAGTGAGTCGCCATTGATCTTATCCCAGTAGTTCTTCTTGTAGAGTGGCATCACGTCGTTCGGGGTCAGTGCTTTGATGTCGTCCTTGGTCACTTCATGGCCGACAAACGCTTCCCATGTGGCCTTCGTACAACCAAGGTTTGTAGCCCCGCCCGGGTCGGAAGGGTTGTCAACGTAACCACCTTCGTTCTTGAGCACTAAGGCGAAGCACTGTTCCCAATTATTGTTCATTTCGCACCGCAGAATTGTTTCCACTTGTCGTCATGGGCGAGGATCTCGGTGGCCGTCGGGCTGGAGAGTTTATCGGCCTTGCGCACGAAGATCGGCTTCACCCAATCGCACGACGTGTCCACAATCTTGACCTCTGGCTTCATGCAGCCCGAAAGGGAAATGGCGGACAAAACGACGATAAGTATCTTACTTACCCTCATGGCTGGCTCCATTGCTTGTTAAGCGTGTCTTGTGGGGTTTGATCTTGCGATACGGCCTGATCTACGGCCGTCGCCGTGGATTGGACCTCTTGCTCATGCTGGAGGGCGATCGCTGCTTCTCTGTCTTTCTCGGCTTGAGCGCCAAGCTGTTCCAGATGATCTGACCACATGGCGTAGCCGATCAAGGCCGCCGCGGACAGCGCCAGAACGATCAAAATGTTACGCACTACAGGATTAAGCAGCATTATCATTACCGGGCTCCGTCTTAGCCTTTAGTGCTAGGCCGCCACCGCCGCCCGCGAGAATTGCTGATGCACCAATTGCCCAATTTTGGGGGTCGAAGATACCGTGCACAATTGCGTGATACGCACTGACAGCGCAATAAACCAACGACATTTTGGCCCACAAAATGCGACCAATATCCCAAGTTGTG